AGCTTTATTCTCTTCCTGTAGCCTTTCGATTTCAGCCTTCAGACCTTCAGCATCAATCTTTTTCAAATCTTCCAGCTGCTTATCTCTCTCGGCTATACCTTCATCAAGCTTCTTCTTAGTTTCAGCCAAGGCGTTATAGGTCTCCTTTGGCACTGCATGTTTTGGGAATTCGGTATTGACCTCTTTTAAGAGGTTCTCAGTGTCAACAACTCCGTCTTTTGTGTGCTTTTCAATCAACTTTTTTAACCATTCCATTTTCTATTACCTCCATACTTTTTTATACTGGTCAGTGCCAGTCTTGGGTTCTTTCAGTTTATACTCATAAATACTAAAAAGAGTAAACAAACAGTTTAATGTCTTGTTTAGGACATACAGAATACACCTATTAAGGTGTTTAGCGTCCTGCTTCCTTTGTTATAAAGGATTTAAATAGTTCCTTGTTTACTCCAAATTTAAGTATTCCATCTAATCTGAAATACACAATATCATCTTCAACAAGTATAGTGCAATCATCTTTATACTCAAATTCTTCTGTTTTTGTAAATCCCCCATCACAGATATCTATGACAATTGACTTTTTCATTCTATCCCTCTCTTTTCTTTCCAAGCAAATACAAAATAATAATCGTTATGCATATAGTTAATGTAACCTGTGTAGCTGTAGCCATGTTATCCCTCCTAATATATTTTTTCTCTCCTATAGGCTCGTCTTAGCTGTGGATTCTCTTTCAAGAATTCCCTCATTATTCTTTGCCATTCTTTAACTTTATCCTGGTATTTCTTTATATTGTTTTCATCAACAGAGCCTTCGGCTAATCTCTTATATCTTCTTATTTGCCTTTCAATGTGCCTTTGTTGCTGCTCTCGTTTATAGTTTTCTTCTACACCTTCCATATCTGGTACTTTAGGCAATGTAGTTATACCTGGGAAATAGGTACTTAGATTATGGCGGCACTGGGGATGAAGGAAATTAGCCTCCATAGCCTCACTTAATAATGGATAGTCCCCTACTTCTTTACTCCCACCACCATAGACATCATCTATTAGAATCTTACCTTGCCATGGTAAACATAACTCACAAGCTGTAGCATGAGCCGATACCACTACTAATGACAAGCCCAGCTCCTGCCTCTTCTTGCCCTCGCCCATTAAATAAGCCCTATGATTAGCTGTCCTAAGTGCCATTTCTACATAACTAGCAATGTTTACCTTCTTGCCATCACTATAGGTTATAGCATCTATTCCTTTTTCAAGAAAATCTTTAGTTGCCATATCTATAGCTTGGTCTAATGATACAGTGCCAGTATTATAATGGACCTGGGCCTTGAATATTGTTTGCCTATAGACATCATCCATACGTCTTAATACTGCTGTATTAGCCCTCTCAAAGTCATTCTCAACTGTTTCAATTAGTGCATTAAACTTAACGTCATTGGTTCGGAAAAATACCTCATCCAATGGCCTAGGAACCTCTTCCCATTTCTGTGCATTCTCTAGCACCTGCTCTAATGTGTCTTTTATCGGCTCAATATCCACAGTTTCCACAGACTTATCCACAGTGTCTAGGATAGGCTCTAGGTCTCCGGGCAGTATGACGGTGATACCTTCCAGGAGCGTGTTCTGTATCCGCTTCACAAAGCGACTTACATTGTCCTGGGACTCTTTGTAGGTCTCCAGCAGGGTGGATGATATATGCTTTTCTATAGGTCCACTGTACTGGCCTATAATCTCCCTGTTTTCCCGTCTAAATCTTTCTAGGTCTCTCAGCTTGGCCGACTGCCATTGTTCAAATTTAAAGCCCATTTTCTCTTCTTCCAGCTCATGCCTCTCTAAATTACGCTTCAGGGACCTAATAAGGTCTAGCTCCATCTGCTCATAGATCCGCCGGATATCATAGGCTTCATCTCTTTTATTCCTCGTCATCGTCTATCACATCATCTAGACCGTCTATATTAGCCGCTGGCTCATCTACTACATGATCACCTTGCCGGATCCTCTTTACCTCCAGTGCCTTTTCTTCATCTGTCCAGGTGTCCCCATACAGCTCCTCAATTGCCTGCTCTAAACTCATTATGCCTAGAGATTTAGCCTGTCCTACTACCTCAGCTACACTGCCAAAGTCAGGAGATGCATACTCACCAAAGGACACAGTGGCCACATAATCCTTAGGCAACCTGCTACTCATATTGTCGTAAACCTTTAAAGCAGTATCCACTAGCAAGGGTATGACCTTACTAAGCACTTTGATTATTTCGCCCCTGGTGTAAAGGGTGGTCTTTTCCTTCTCTCTTTGTGCCTCTGCATTGTCTGTCTTTTTAAGGTCTATACCCAGGGTAGAGGGACTGATTATTCCCTGGAGGCACATGTCTAAGGTGCTAGCGTAGGATTCCACAAAGGCTTGATAGTTTATTTCAGCTTGCTTTTGCTCTATTTGATTTTTGCCATCCTCAGCCATGTTGGTCCCTATTTTGATAAACTTATTATCAAAAGGATTAGGCCTCATTGCTGCACCAGTAATAGGGTCCCTGGGGACTAGGTCTTCAGGAATATAATCTTTTACCCTTCCGGCTCTTATAGCATCTATCCATTGAGATATAACTTCATCCAAAGCATCAAAGTTATCACTCTTACGCTCAAAAATAGAGTTGCCTCTACCTTCAAACTTGGCCGACTTAAAGAATCTCATAGGCACTGCCATAATAAAATCACCGGTAAAGGTAATTTTGGTTAGGTGGCTGACCTCTGGTACCTTGCTTATAGGTACTTCCTTGCCCTGGTCATCATATAGCTTATAATCGATAAAGCCTCGGCCATATACCTCATCAAGCCTGTAGGTCTTTTTTTCATGTGTATAGTAAGCATGGAAAATGACTTCCTGGAGCCTGTTCCTAATGTAGGTATATGAGATATCGGACCCGCTGTAAAATTCAATTATAGGGTACTTAGATAAGTCAGGATCCACGCTAAGCTTAAAGACACCATCGCCGTCTATAAGTGTATCTTTTATGGCATCTGCCAAAATCTCATCACTTAGCTTATTATCAAGCGCTATCTCATCCCATAGCTTTTGATGATCTTCGTTTTCAAGATCCACGCTGTCCAGGTCTGATACCACTATCCCGGCCAGCCTGTCCACTATCTGCCCTGGTATGCCAGAATGAAACTTTCTTATACTAGAATCTTGACTAGGGACTGCGGCCCAAAATCTCGACTTCCCTACATCATCTGTTGCTGTTTGTTTAAAAAATTGGTCTAGCTCTGATGGGTCGCCCCTGTACCAAATTCTATTCCTTAGTACAGTTCCTGCGTGGGATAGTGGTTCTTTGATGGATATTTGGTCGTCTTCTGCTGGCTGTATATTTAATAGCTTTGCTATCACGCCTTTAATCACCTCTCTTAAACCCATGGTTTAGCCTCCTATGCCTATCTTAGTTCTAAACGGAATCCACGCATATTGCGAAGAATTAATTGTGTGATCATTCCTGTCCTCCGGCTCATACTTATCATCTTTCCAGCTGTAGCTTTCTAGTTCTCTTATATGTTCTTTACAATGGTCCAATACAATATAATCAGCTTCAGGCTTAACCTCGCTTACATTCAACCAGCCCAGCATAAAGTGGATTCTATCTATTACCTGGACCTTCTTATATGCATTAAGGAAGTTGTATACACATCCGTGTTGCCTTTTATACTTCTTAAGCTCCGTTATAGTCGCCTGGTCTGCATTGTCGATGAACACATCTCTAGCAAAGCCCCATCTATTTCTATTCCTCTCTAAGAAAGATACAAGCCTAGGAGGGATATCGCTTGGCGCAAGCGGCACTTCCAGGTTTGCATTGTCGTATACCTCTTCATCTAGTATTATGAGCTGTCCTTTGTCAGTAATTCCCTGGTATATAAAAGCAATGGTATCAGGGCTTTCCTGGGAATAGGCCGTATCCACACCACATGAAAAATGTATAAACTTAAGCGGGTTATGGATGTCTGCCATCCGCTTCTTAAGCTCAGCGGCCGACCGGACATTGTGCTTCCTGCTAAAGTTCGGGAATATCAGCCCTGTGGCCCTACCTCTTAATCCCTGTATCTTATTCTTATAGAGCTTAGTCCCTTTAGGTACGTTTGTTATGATCTGCTCTAGCTTTTCTTTGGTCAGCCCTAAGTTATGCTTAAAAGAAAAGAACCAATGGACCCATCCAGGATTAGGTTCCTCGTTTAACATATTATTCAGTTCCGCCGGAGCATCACCTTTATATTCCGGCAATGGCCTGCTATGATTGATATATTCCTTATATATCGGCAAGCTTGGATCATCAGGGTTAAGTGTGCCAAGGAGGTAGTCGCACCTCATACTTATTTCCCTTACATAGTTCATATCTGCTATATTAATCTCATCTATATACACACAACCGTATTGGCCACCTAAGGCTTTTTTCCACCTGGATTTATTATCATAGCCTAGTACATAAATTATTTTAGTTCCTTTAGGTGTTTGATAAATTATGTGTGGTAGAGAATGTTC